TGCGTGCCCAGGATGCCGTTCATGACCTGGTTGGACGGCGACCACCAGAAGCCGCGATCGTTGTCGATCTTGGCGATGAGCCCGGCCACACGCGGACTGACAGGCTCGGTGACGATGTTTTTGCCACGCATGGCCTTGACTGCCGGGTCCACCACATAGACACGCGGGCTGCCCCAGTCCTCGCGGTAACTGATGGCGTCGGCATCATTGGTATTTGGGCCGTCGGCAATGATGACCGCTTTGAGCCGTTCGGCGATGCCGATCAACTCAGCCACCACCGGGTTAGCTAGCCCCTGTCCGACATTGTCTGGGTCCTCGGGCTTGTAGCTGGTGAAGCCGGGCGCGATGAGGATCCGGGGGACCACCTTGGCGATGCTCTTGGCCGCGAGGAACGCCTGGACTCCTTGGTATTGGCCGGTGGATGCGTCCGTGCCTCCAACGATGTTGGCCATGGTCTCGTCGGCATCCGCGCCTTCGGCCACACGGATCACAACCACCATGGCTCCGATCTGGTCAAAGATGCCGTCCATGGCCACCGGCAAGGTGCCGGTGGCACCCAGCTTGGCGGCTTCGCGGCGGCTGCCGGCAATCAGCACGGGCGTGTTCAGCGGGAATGCGGCCTTGGCTGCGTTCCATGACTCATCGTCGGCAAATGTAGCTGGCCTGATGGCCGCGTCCAGATCGGGCGCTGTGCCGATCAGGCCAATGACGGACGATCTGACGGTGCGTATGGGGCGAGGGCCGTTGTCGATTTCAACGACCTCGACACCATGTAAAAAATAATCAGGCATAGTTCCTCCAGAAACAAAAAATCCGCCAATTGGCGGAATTAATTTGAGCAAGGACGGCATAACTCAACTAAGTGCGACGGCCAGAATCTCCTGTGCTCGTCCTTGGAGGATGAGTCCCATTTCTTCCAAGGCATAGACACCTTCTTGCGTGCGCGTCATGGCCAGATCGACCTCAGAGACGAGTTTGAGCTTGTCCATCCACACCTCAACCCGCACATCTTCTTTGGCAGCAGTATAAATGGCTGCCAGTTCCTGGTCGGTGAACCGCTCCATGAAAGCGAATTTAGAAATGAAATATGGCCGCATCAACTCGGCGGGCTGAGCTACTTGGCTCGCAGCAATTTCAGCCAGCACTTCCTCGTCAGTTTTGCCGGGATATGCGTCGATGACTTGGCCTTTCTCGACACGGTATCGCGCTCCCAGTCGAGACTGTTGATGCGCAAGCTCTGTCATGCCCTCATCGGGTGTGTCGGTTTCGATTATGGCCACCAAGCCGTTGCGGATATCAAAGTACGTTTTCATGCAGAGACCTCCACGTAGAACGGATGAATTCCTCCGGTGTTAAAGCCGTTGGGGATGGGTAAGATATGTTGGGTGGGAGAAGTAGACGCAGTCTGTCCCGAACAATTATAACCGTAGACTATCCCGAGGTTGTGCGCGCTGTGTGCGCCTGACGAATTGAACGCTACTGCAAACCCTTTTTCGCCCCAGTGCAGCAGGCTGCGGCCGTAGGTCGTATCGCTGTCAGAGTACATCACTCTAATCGAGTTGGTGCGTTTGTTGACGGTAAGAACTCCCATTCCTGCGCCATAGTAATTGTACTGGCTATAGAACGCCACCGTGTCGCCATCGCGGGTTTGCATTACCTGCATGCCCGAGCCGCGCGAGCTGTCGCGCCCATAGGTCGTGGTCACGCCGTAGGAAATGGCGTTAACAGGAGTGCCGAAGGTGGTGTCGTCCGTGCGTGGAAAACGCACAATATAGAGCGCAGCGCTTGCATTGAAGAAGCCAATGTAGACATCACCGTTGTCGGTGAGCACAGGAGTGGCTCCGCCGACGGCCTCGGCGTTGGCAGACGGCGACCAACCTGACCAAGTGATCGACTTCTGAATCGGCGTTATCGCCGAGAGCACGGCAGCAAGGTCGGCTTTGGCTGTGATTTCGGGCAAGTTTTGATAGAGGCGCAGCCACATGCCACTGCTGGAGGCGGGGGAACTGCCTCCGATGATGACCAGCTCGCTGCGACTACGATTGTAGGATGCAGTGCCGTAAAACCCGGGCGGCAAATCCGGGACGGTGAATTTGGACAGGAAGCCGCGTGAGCCTTCTGAGACAATCACGTCCTCGACCTGGCTGCGGCGGCACAAGTAAAGACAGCTTTTCCAGAGCATCAGCGTGAGACTGTGGTCGGCGAAATCGGCGTTGACGAAGGCGTCGCTGGCCTCAGTCTTGGTCTCAATGCCATACGAGGCGTTTCGCTGCGGAAGCAATATTGCGCCAGTGGCATCAAGATGCCAGAAATCATGTCCGTACTCGCCGCATCGGCCAGTGTAATGACCGAAGTTGTTGTTACTGTTGCCAGGCGAGGAATTGGCCCCGCCAAAGGAGATCGCTTGTTGCAAAAGCCCGTCCTGATAGAACGTACTGCCCGTGGTGTTGGCTGGGCCGGACCAAGCACCGATTGCAAAAACCGGATTGAGCGCCGCGCCAAATCCCGACGGGGCAACCGAGCCTGAAACTGAGATCGGGGCAGCTACAGGAGCCAAGCGCGGGATGCGCTTTGCTGGTTTGAAATCGGCACCGAGTAGCTGATAGTAGCAGCCGCCCGGGCCTCCAAAGTTACAAAGGGCGTAAGCGATGTCACTTACGGCAAAGGTAGTGCTGATATTGCGTCCCATGTTGTGCTCCTTATGCAAGTTCCTCAATACCCCAGACGTTGATTGCCACGTCGCCGATATCTGTGCGGGCAAAGAGTGCTTTACCGGCTTTCAATGCGATACCGGTGCGCTCCAAAACGCCGCTCGGATCAAGCACGGTGTCCCACTCGATCCATTGAGCATCAGCAGGCGATGGGTCAGCAGAGATAGCCAGTCTGACTTTTGACGGGCTCGAGCCGACGTTGCAGCAGTTTATATTGATGACCGCTCGCCGCGACGCTGGAACGGTGTAGATGTCCGCCAGCATCGCGGCGGCAGGTTTTGCGGAAGCAAGTAGCGACATGGTAGTCTCCTTTTTCTAAAGTTGGGCGTAGAAATAAGATCGGGCACCAAAGATAAACTGCTGCGTGACGGTATTCGCAGCGGCAGCGACCTCGTCAATGGCCTGCGCTTTGAATGTCGCTGCGGCATTGATGACCGTCTCCTTGTGGGCATTGGTCTGGGCGATAACTTCGTCGCGATTTTGGTTTGCCGCTAATATCGCCGCATCTTTTGCGTTGGTCACGTTCGCGACGGCCTGATCTTTGGTCAGCTCAATTGAGCCTTCGGCCGCCATTTTGGTTGCGGCGATATTGGCCATCGTGACCGCTTCGGTTTGGCTGGCATGCTCAGTCAGCTCAGCAATCTTGATGTCACCGATCTCTTCGACTTCGAGCACCGTGGCTCGCCCGCCGATGCGGTCAATTGCTGTGCCGAGATACGCAAGTTCCTCCGGGCTGGCCGACTCAGCTCCGGTTAATATCTTTTGTTTGATTGCCTTGACGGCGTCGCGCAGTAGGGGATCTCGTGTCATGTCTTCTCTCCGTGTTCAAAAATCCATGTGATAAAATGAGCGAAGTCGCTGTCGCTTGAACCGTGCGTCAAAGGATTGTGCGGTTACCAGCAATAGACTGGACTGCTCTGCAATAACGGCGTGGTGCTCAGCTATGGTCGCATCGTGAACTGCGATGTTCGCATCAATCGTCACCATCGCATGCCGCAGCCGCGAGGCATCCTCTGAGAGCAGGTTGTTTGGGTGCGGCAGCGGCAAGTCCAGATAGGGCGTGCGGTCATCGATCATGGTTCACCTCAAGTGACGATCATGCGCAGGTTGCGCACTTGGGCGCGGTACTGCGGCGTGTTGGTGATGCCGAGCTTGCAGCGGGTCGTGTCATCAATGCCCACGCCGGACAGGCCCGTCTTCTTCCAGGTCATTTCCACCCAGCCATCGCCCACAGGCTCACCGCGTTCAAAGTCCACGGCCACGAAATTGTCTGCCGCGTTGTGTTCGGCAAATGCAGCTACGGAGCTGGTGCCAGGAGCGAGCACCTCGGCCACCACCTGCACGCTAAATGTCGTGGCGGCAGTGACGGCCCGGGAGATGTAGGAGGCTTCGTTTTCCATGGTGCCGACGATGAACTGTACGTCCGGAGCGAGTACGGGAGACGCTTGTGTGGTGCCTCGCAGTTCTGCGGTCAGGGCCATGGTGCCGGTGAATCTGTCGGGTAGGCTTGCGCCCGCGAACTCGCCAAAGGTGAACTTGCGGCCATCGTCCAAGGTGGCCACAAAACGCACATCGCAGCCAGATGCTGGCCGTTCCACAACGCCCATGGCCATGATGTCGGTCATTTGGCTGACATTTACGTTCGTGGCCAAGGACACGGTTTGGCTTGTGGAGGTGAACCGGCAGCCAAGCAGGCGGAAGGCCAAGTCCTTGTCTTGATGCGCTGTCCAGGTACTCGCGTTGGAGGACGAGAGCAGCACGCCGATCTGGTAGGGCTGGCTGGTCACCCAGCGACGGTTGTGGCTGTCCCATTTGCCAAGTTCGGCCACGGCCAACTCGTGCGTCGTATCGTCAGAGAGAACGCACACGGCGTATTCCGTGCCAGCTTCCAGCCAAACCGGAGCATCAAAGGTGATGCGGGTGGCAGTGCCGTCAGTCTTGATGCCGGTGGCGGCAATGCGGCCCTCGGCCAGAACTCTGCGGGTGGGAAAGCCAACGCTTGTCTCGCGAATCTGAACCAGGACGTCCTTGTCGCCTTTGACTGTGAACCACAGATCAATGCCGCCAATCATGCGCGACGCATCAATGGCAAAGGTCTGGGCCAAGGGGTCCCACCACCAACGCTGAATGGTTGTGGTCACACGGTTGCGCCAGGTCTCGACCAAAATGCGCCCTTGGCCGACAAAGGTGGCCGTCCCATAGGACCCGCCCGAGCCCTCGATCTCAAAGAGTTTCTGTCCGGCCGGGATACTCTCGGGGATGGTGAACGAACCGCTGACCACACCGCTTGCATTGGCCGCAAGGCCACCGGGTACAGGAAGCGAGATGCCGTCAAAACGCAGGGCCGAGACGTTTTCGCTTGGCCCAAAGCCCTTGGCTGTGAATTGCACCGCGATCTGACGCAGGAACTCGATATTCTGCGACTCCGACGCCACCCGTTCCTGGATCGTGGCAGTGGAAGTGCTGGCCATGTTGCCCGAGCCCTGGGTGATGGTCTGGGTGACCGCGTCCGTCCACTGGGTGACTACCTGGGTCCACTGATCCACGGACGGGTTTAGGGTCACCGTGGCAGGCATGGGCAAAATGGCCGCGTACGGATTGACCTTCATGGACCCGGTCCGGGCGGTCTGTTCAAGCAGCGATTCTAAGACAAAGGGCAAATGCCGAGCCTGACCAGACAGGTACGGACCAACCACGGCTGCGCCAATTGGAGCCCGCATGGTGCCTCCAAAGATAGCGGCATTCTGCTGGGC